GATGATTGGAGGAAAATGGTCGATTATCTTTGCGAAGCAGCTATATCAGCGAAACACAGAAACTTTGGAGCTATAGATCATTCCAAATTTGATTGTAGAGAAAACGGTTTTGTGCATTTATTGATTTTGGATATTATTGAGCGATACTATTATGAGAATAATGGACCCTCTTTAAATTCTAATTACAATAGTGAAAAGACTGTGAGAAAAGTTCTCTGGTGCGAGGTTTTGAATTCAAGACATGTATGGAATAATCTGATATATGAATGGGATTCCTCATTACCTTCTGGGTGTTCTTTGACTGCCACAATCAATACCATGTATAATAATATAGCTTTCAAATATTGTCACCTGAGAGCAGTGGAAAATTCGAAATATGATCCAAACGATATGCGAGTAATAGCATTGGGAGATGATTGTATTTTTTCAGTTTCAGATTCCATATCTCAGCTGTTGAATGAGTTTACTGTCCCTATTTACATGAGTGAATTGGGATTGAAAAGTACTCGTGAAGACAAAAGTGAAGGAGAAGAAGGAGGACATATTTTGCGCCCTCTTTCGGAGTGTTCTTTCCTTAAAAGAAATTTTAGGGAGGAACAAGTTGTTGCTCAGAGATGGGTAGCTCCTCTTTCGCTTTCGACAATTTTGGAGATGCCCATGTGGTGGAGAAAAACTACCACAAAATGGGAAGACTTGTCTCATACTACCCAAACCGCTTTGGATGAATTGAGCCTTCATGGTCACGCAGTTTATTCAAAATTCGGTCCTCCATTGATAAAAGCTCATTATGCAGTTTTTTCTTCACTACCTAAGCGAAGTACTTGGATAAGTAGTATCAACTTTGTCACACAAGAATGTGAATATGGTTATTAAATTAACCACATCCGAAATGATGTAAAACTATTTTGCGTCCGAAATGACAGTAAACTATCACCGTCACAAATCGACATTGTATATAATCAAATTGCGAATATATTAGAGATGGATATATATCGTTTTACTATCTGTTTGTACATCTCAAAGTCCGTTACACAGCACGGCGAAGGGAAACATGTAGTCGGGGTCAGAACAAACACTGTTGGCACGTTTTAGTACGATACCTATAGAGTATACCCTTTGTGGTTTCCTATTTAGGATTGGAGTTACCACGATGCGATCCATCGCAAATACTCGCGCTGTCAATACAGCCCAACTATATTCTTATATCTGTGAGATTAGTATAAGAATGAATATTTAGTCTTGCTGCAAATAATACACAAGAGACAGCACCTCTCATAACTGCTGATTTAGCTGCAGGCACTACTACTTTTGTTGATAGTTCTGCAGTACATGCAAATGAATTTGAAACATTTAATATCTCTGATGAACATCGTTCTTCATTGACAGGAGATGATTCTATTTCAATTGCCAATTTTCTTGCCAAACCTATAATTTATGCTTCTGGCACTATGTCAATATCAGATACTGTAGGTACGGCATTAATGCAAAAATATATTTTGCGCGACATTTTTACATCTTTAGCCACTAGCGCACTTTTTCAAAAGAAAGTAGCTGGCTATATGGGATTCAGAGCTACCACATGTTTCAAATTGGTGGTAAATTCAAATCGTTTCCAACAAGGAAGATACTTACTCACTTGGGTACCCACAGGAGGTGCTTATCCAGTAAGTGATTGGCAAATAGCTCATTCAGCTAACCTTATGCAAAGATCACAACTTCCACATGTTGAATATGATGTTAATACTGCAACTTCTGCTGAATTAAAGATTCCTTATTTGTCTATGACTCCATATTATAGTATCAATCCTTTTGATTACTACACAGACGTTGGTGTTTTACAATTGTGGGCTTATTCACCATTAGTAGCAGTTTCTGGATCAACGATCGCTTCGTATACAATATACGCGTGGTTTGAAGATGTTGAGTTAGTCACACCTGCTGTTCCTCAGTCGGGTAAAAAAGTCGTTGTAAGGAGGAAAAACAAAAAAACTGAAGATATTATTCAGGCAAGAGAAGAAGAACAATCCATTGAAAGGATTACTCCTATTGCTCATGCTTTAAGAGTTGCCTCTAAAAGTATAGATACTATGGGAATGATTCCGCAATTGCTTCCTTTTACCGAACCCCTATCTTGGGCTGCTGGTATAGGAGCTGATATTGCTTCGTATTTTGGATGGTCTTCACCAAACAATCTGGGACCTGTAGATAGAACTAAGATCGATCCTGCTTTTGGGTGGTCTAATTCCGATTCTGTCAGGATGCCGCATAAGTTATCTGTTACATTAGAATCTTCAGTTTCTAATTTTCCACAGTTATCTTTGAATTGTGAAGATGAGTTATCAATAGAATCTTTTGTTAATAGATATTCTTTTTTGGACTCTTTTACTTTTTCCACCTCGAATGCTATTGGTGATGCACTATACACCAAATTGCTTTCTCCTCGCACTTTTTACAACACTTATGTGGATGGCAACTTGGTCAGACAGCACACACCTGTTTCTTTTGTTGCAAATCATTTTCAACTATATAAATTGGATATTAGATTTAAGATAAAGATAGTGAAAACAGAATTCCATTCTGGAAGACTGTTGTTCGCCTTTTTTCCTTATAATACCTATAATTCGCCTCCTTCAATTGATATGAATTCTACTGCATATCTAGAAAGAACTATTGTAGATATTAGAGAAGGTACAGAAATTGAATTTTTGTGTCCTTTCCGATCGATTTATCCTTTTTTGAACACTGCTTATGGATATGGATACTTTTTTGTTTATGTTTTAGACCCTCTAGTGGCTCCAGCCACTGTTTCGTCAAGCATTAGCTTCCTAGTTGAAGTATCAGGAAAAAATGCAAACTTCCAAGATCCAGGAGTTGATTTGCCTTTCATTCCATGTCAGGCTTCAATTTTCCAATCTGGTGAAGTTGGCGTTCCCAAGCAAAAAATAGTTGATGCCATGCTGGGTAAGGAAACCAATATTACCGTTTCAGTTAATGAATCGTGTGTTGGAGAAAAAGTATTATCTTTTAGGCAACTATTAAAGAGATACGTTCAAATTCCTTATCCTACAACTTTCAATCTGGGTCAACAATTGGCTTTTAATCCATTTGTTACTATGGTTAGTCCTCCCGTTACTGGTGTAGCTGGAGAGAATATACCCCCTGGTAGTGGTGATTTATATTCAGCCTTGAGTTCTATGTTCACTTTTTATAAAGGAGGAATGAGATTAGGTTTACAAATCACCAGTGGTAGTGCTACTTCAATTACTATTTTCAAGACTTTTGGTATCGGAAATGGTGTTGTTGATGCAGCTGTACCTCCAGTTGGAAACATTGACTATTATACTAATCTTTATTCAAGAACAGCCATTAATACCGGTGCGTTCATTGAAGTTGAAGTACCTCAGTATAATAATGCTTATGCTCGTCCATGTCTAGCCACAGTATATTCGCCCGGAGGAAGTGGCTATCCTTCCATTACACCTCAACAAGGTCGTAGTGGAAATTTTCCTCTGACTTTGATTACGAAGAATTTTGCTTCACCGACGAATGCACAAATTTTCCGATCTATCACAGACGATGGAAATTTTTCTACTTTTGTATCCATTCCTTACACTGTTAATTCACTTATAGCAGTGCAAGGTTATTATGCTGGTACTCAATAGATGCAAACTATATGTGTTTGGCAACACATATTTTTATTTAGAGATCAAAAAAGAAAATTATTTATTATAGTTTCTGCTTCGAAAAAGTTATTAATTATAATTATTGTTTGTTTTCTTTTATTGCGCTTTTTTGAAAAGTTCACGCTTTTATGATCCTAGCCAAATGTTT